TACAAGCTCATCAGTCTGATACATTTTAGGTTCTCCTTTTCGGTAATCTAACCTTTTTACAATTATTATTTATAATATGTTACTTTTTAATGGTTCTAGAAATGGCATTCATATAAGCCGACATAGAAGGGTCATATGAAGTGTTTACTTCTTCATCTAACTCTAGAGGCTCATCGTCCATTGCAAACTCTTCTGTTAAAGTTTCTTCTTCCGCTTTGAAATAAGATTCTTTAATGGTTGAAAGTTTCTCGGCATACTCTACATCACCTTCGAAGTCAACGCCTTCAACCAAAGCTTTGAATTTTTCAGATTGAGTTTCTGTCAAACCTTCTGCCATCTCTTTAAAGATGGAAGCTGATTTAACTTCTGCCAATTCTTTACGCAGCTCAATATTGCGGTCAATTTCTTCGTTCATAGAAGCTTCTTGTTCCTCAACCTTTGCTGCCAATTCATCGACGAGATCTACCTTTTCTTCTGGAATATCTACATAATTTTCTGCGAACAGATCACGTAGTCCAGTCATAAAGTTTTCTGCAATCTCGGCACGAATTCCTTGTTCTACTGCCAATTCATTTTCTTTCATCCACTCTTCAGCAACATACTCAAGATAATCGTCTAGGCGACTAGCCAAATTTTCGTGGATTTCGTCTTTCTCGACTTCAAGCTCTGCTTCAAGATCAACAGTAACAGTTTCGAGAATTTCGTTTACCTTTGAAACAACTGCTGCTTCAAAGACTGTAGTTGCCTTTTCCTTAAACTCTTCTGTAAGCTCTTCTGAACCGAAGATAGCTTTTACATCTTCTTCTACATTCAAATCAGCTGATGAGATTTGTTTAATTTCACGAAAAGAAGTAGTCTCTTCTTCAGTGATGGCATCTTCTAGTTCGTCAATATCAAAACCTTCTGCTTTCATTGAAGACATAATTTTGCCATAACCTGCAGACAGATCAGACTTTTTCATTTTCTTCATAGCACCAACCATAGCATTAATCATGCCTGTTTTGGTTGTTGGGGCTTTTGCTTGTGGAGGCTCTGACTTTTTGATTGCCGCTGCAGTTTCTGCTGCTGCAGCATCTCCGTCATAAGGCTTCTCAGCCTTACCTTCTTCGAGAGCGGCATCATCTAAGATTTGCTCTTCTTCAACTTTATTTTCGTTATCCATTGGATCACTCCTCTGTAAAGTAGTTATCTCATTTATTACCATATATTTATAATAATTAGAGTTTAGAGAGAAAGTCCTCAAACACTCTCAATTTCGTTTCTTCTAAGTTGCTCCGTGATGCTTTTTTGATATCTTTTTGATAATCATCAATTGAAGCTTCACGAATAATGCCATTATCCCAAACCCATTCTTTACTCTCCATAATACCATTTACAAAAGCATCAGGAGCAGAAGGATCTGCAACAATATCCGCAGCAGTTGCAAGATAAAAATCACCTTGAACTTCAGCTACGCCATTTCGTTGTTTTAAAGAACCCATACCACGACTGGATACCCCAAGTTGAGCACCTTCCTCCATAAGAGACTTAACGATAGCACCGTATGGTGTCTCTGTCATAATCTTAGCTTTACCCATAAAATTAGAGCCATCTCTTTTCAGCTCTGTAATCATATGTGAAACTCTTTCTAGATTAATTGTTGGTCCAGAAGGATGCCCAAGTTCTCCATATGCACGATTTTTTTGTACATAGGATTCGTTGTATCTGTTGACTTCTTTTTCTAAAACATCTGCAGGATAAACACGACCATTTCTATTCTTGATGTCGCCTTGCATAAAGACGCCTTCAATCATAAATCTTTTCTTACCTGTAGCTTCGTCAAGCTGTTCGGTAATGTAATTTATGTCTTCATTTACTTCACAGATTAGTTTCATTTCTTAATTCCTTACTTACGGATTTCTCTACGATCTCCGTTAAACTGGTGGTCGCCAGCAACTGGATGTTTCGTAACTTCCATTTTATGCTCATCGGCAAAATCTTGTTCACCTTTGGCACGTGTACCGTTCTCGGGCTCTTTTTTATTCATTCCATCAAAGTTGCTTGCATCTGTCATTGCAGCCCCTTCTGTGAAATTTTTAAACCTCTTGATCGTCATGTTCTTCCCCTTCGAAGTTTTCTTGATCATCATCCTCTTGCGGAGATAAAAATTGATTTGCCACTTCAGTTTTTTTCAATTCAACAGCATCTGATATACGAGCCATCAAAAGATCATTTATCGCAGCTTTGAATTCTGATCCGTTTCCGGCAGCTGCCAATGCTACTGCATCAATTGTTGTGTTCTCGTCATCCATAATATTCTCCTTAATGTATATTTATAATATTAATTTTCTTCTTGATCTTCATCACCATACTGATCTACTTCAGAGGCGATTTCCTTATCAATTTCTTTCACATCATCTTCAGTTTGCATCAAAACATTTTTACGAACCCATTCCACAGAATAGTATTTGCCCACATATTCATCAAGTTCTCTTAAGAGACCCATACGACCCATCATCACTTCATTGTTTTTCAACTCTGTAAAATGGTTATCCTCTAAGAAATCATAATGGATTTGTTCTTTGAGTTCTTTCCATTCCTGTTTAGTCATGACTCCTTTAAGTAGAAGCTGTTTTTCTAAAAGTACATTAAATAATTCTGTAAATCTTTGACGCAATCTATTGATGAATTTGGAGAATTTCAATTCGTCTCTGGTTATTTCAGATGATCTTCCGAGATTAAATTGTCCATCAGATTGCAATCTAGAAGTTGGGACATTTAATGCTTCATATAGTTTTTGCTTGAAATAATCTACATCATCCATTTCACCAAGGTTTTGGCCACCAGGAAGCGTTGATATTTCAGTGCCTCTTGAACCCTCTTTACGTGGCAACCAATAGTCTTCAAGCATGGTCATATATTTTCGATCATCACGAATTTGACCAGTATTAGCATCATAGACAAGCTTGTTTTTATGTCGTGTCATCATATCACGAACATACTGCTCAGCTTTACCATTCGGTAAATTTCCCACATCAATATAGAATATTCTGCGTTCTGGCGCACGTGCGAGCCTGTATATGACTACAGCATCCTCTAGCATTCTTAGTTGATTTAATGGCTTGATGGCTTTATGTAAATGAGATAGAATCATAGAGTTCTTTTCATTCTGAACCCCTGAGTGAACGTATGCCATGGCATCTGGAGCGATTTTTAATCCCTGATTTCCGGAAGAAACACCTTTAGGGGAGTAGATAAAATACTCATCATATTTTTTGGGAACAACTTTGTGTGCCTGATTTGCAATAGGAGCACGAGGATCTTTTTTCTGTACTCTCACTTTTTTAATTTTTCTTGGATCGATATATCTAAGTTCTTTGATACCTTCATTCGGTTTCTCAATATCAATCATTACATGATAATATATTCTTCCATCAACGTACCAATTTTTGAATATATCATAAGAACGAATATTAAATTTTAATAGTCTTAACACACCATCGAATTCTTCACGAATTCTTTGTTTTATATTTTCGTTAACATTATCAATATCATCCAGCACTATAGAGACTGATGATTCTTTTTCATGCCCAATAATCGCTTCATTAATTACATCGTCGATAGCTCTCTCGCACTCAGGTTGCTGAGACATCTCACGATATTTGGTTATGAGGAGAGATTCATTTTTTGCTGTGCCATCTAGGTCAACTGTGGTTCCAAATACTCCACCTTCATTGACAGCGACAGCGCCATCATCATTTGGTGGGGGTGCAAAAGATTGAACACTAGGGGATTGTTCCTCTTGCTCTTTCCTGCCTATTTGGAATCCGAATAATTGTACTGCCATTTGGTATCCTTAATAATAAATCGGGGTGGACATATCTATTTATACGTCCTCCCCAGAGTCACTTATCCAACTTTAAACGCCGCCAGCGTTGCCAGTTGTGCCACCTGAAACTTGCCAATAATCATATTGGAATGTTGCGGTGTATTCTTGGATGCCCTCAACTTCCCATCCAAGGTCGATTTGAGCAACCTCAGTTGGATATATACCTACAAAATCATAAACTCTCAAAATTTCTCCAGTTTTACTATACTGTGTAACTTGAGCTGTTGATTTATAAAGTGAAGGTGATGATCCACCAGCTGTGCTAATATTTCCTTGAAAAGAATTGATAGCATTAGACCATTGCTCTAAAGAATTTCTAATAGCGAAATCCTCATCGTTAATAATGGTCGGTGACCATTCAGCATATGTTCTATTGCCAGCCAACTTAATTGTCCTACCAAAATAAGGAACTTCGATAGTTCCTAAAGATGCAGCTGGAATAGCAGCAGCTTTACATAAGAAAGGAACAGTAACGTCAGCAACACCATTAATAGGGTTGGTGATTTGTACTTGGAAGAGGGCACTACGTGCGCCCCCATCCTTTAAAGCACCAGCGAATTCATTTACATTAAACGCCATTTTAGTTCTCCTGTTTTATCTATTTATGCTCTGCCAACAATCTCGGTGAACTCAACGCCTGTGCGAACTGCAACAAAATTTAACTGGATAAAGTTGATGGAGCGAGAAGGTTTGACATAAATGTCTCCCACGAACTCATTTCTATCAATAATTTCACCAGTATTATTTGTACCATCGCATACAACAGCGAAATCAGTAATACCCTTGCGTCCTTGCACATCACGCAAGAATGGTTCTACTAAATTCTTAAACTGTGCTCTCGTAAACTCATCATTAAATTCGAACAAAGTGAATTTTGAAGCTGTTGAAATCGCTTTTTCAAGTACGATAAACAATCTACGAACATTAATTCTATCGAAGGCACTAGGCTGGTTAAGCATAGTTTTGTCTCCAAAGAGAACTGTTCCTTGTCCTGGAAATGTTACTACAGGGTTGATGCCCTTTTTATATAGATTATCTCTGTCGGTTTTTGATGGATTGTATGCTAATTTGATAATATTTTTAACATTACCACGGTTAAATCCTGCAGGCGAGAACCAAGGATCACGTGTCAAATCAGTTTGAACCATTAAACCAGCTGTATCTCCATTTAAAGGAACCCATCTGTAAACATCATTAAATTTATCATATTGATATTTCCAGCTTGAATCCATTACAGCATATGAAGAACTTGGAAGAGTGTCACGATAAGCAATTACATCTTCTGCTTCTTTTCCGGCATATGAACCGTTGTTGACGCAATCAGCTTTTTCTGGCGAAAGTACTGCTACGCAGTCTTTTCTAACATCTACAATATTGTTAATAATGTGCTTTACTGTAGTTACATCATGCCCCGAGGCCAAAACCAAAGAGATATCGATATCTGTTGCTGAAGAAAACTTATTGTATGCGGTAATTAAAGCTCCTGATGTTAAAGCATTTGTGTCACTACCAGCTACGAATGACGTACTAACAGGCAATGCCGCTCCAGTAAATGTTACTGTTGCATCAGCTCTACCTCCAGCTGATCCAAGATTGGCGTTGTGATTAGCCCACCAAACCCATGAAGAGTTTTGATTGATCACATCTTTATAAAAGTTTGAAGAACCCTCATTTGTTTTTGCATCTTTTGCAACTGACAGCTGATTATATACTTCTAATACTGATCCTTTAGTGCCAGTGATTAATCCGTCTTCATCAGTAACTACAACATGGATACCATCTCCAGATGAGCCATATTTTGCCGCATAATCAGATGTTCCTGGAGCAGCTGTTGTAATTCCAGCGTGTTCCCAACTACGATTAATTGTGGTGAAATCGGTATTGGCCACTGTTGTTCCAACATAATCTTCTGCTAGTGTGATATTTTGACCTGAAATTGCAGCAATCTTACCTGTCAGCTTCTCAGCGCCAAGAACTAAATTATCACCAACACTAAATGAAGATGATGTGGCAGCGTTGGCTAATACTAATGCTTTTGTTCCGATTGCTAATGTGTATCCGGTTGTTACGTTCGAGCTCCATGCAGTATCGCTTTGACATACTGAGATTTTAAGGCTGTTGCCCAAAACTCCTACATGTCTTGCAATCCAATCTCCATGATCTGCTGGTAGACTTCCAGTTGAAGCTTGTGTGTCATATTCGTCTGAGTTGGCAACTGTGATTGTTGTATTGCTGCCACCAGCAGTTGCGTTGCGTCCATCGACGTTTGCACGAACAACATGAAGAGCATTACCGTATGCTAAAAAATTTGATGCGGTAAAAAAA